TGGAGTATTGCTTCTTGCTTGACACATCAAATTTCTGGATGTAAGTGTCTCTGTATTGGCTTCCAATGTACTACCGTGTCTATTTAGACTTACTGTACAGGATCGGTAGACGGCATACCCGTTGATATCCAGTGCGCCCAGATGCCGGTTCGAAACTGAGTAGAAATCGAATCGAAAGACACCCCACTCGCTGAAACTACAAATTTAGAAAGTAATACTATAAGTGCAGGAGTTAGAGGAGAGGAGTCAAATATCCAGTCGACCACTGCCTTTGCAGAGGATGCGGCGACAAAAGACGTGTTGTTTTTACCCAGTGCTGATATACCATCTGCATTAGTGAGTGCTTACAAGTCTGAGGGTGTGGAGGATGTGATATCTGTGTTAAGGAAACCTTGTTTGATTTACAATGGTGTTTTTGCTGCAAGTGACACTGGGAGGATTACAAATTTCCCACCACTTGGACAGCTTATTGGCATTACGAAGAATGCGCGAAGGTTATCTGGTTCACAGTATATCCGTGCGGATGTGGTTGTGGAGTTGAAGGTGAATGCAGTTCGTTTTCAGGCAGGTCGTTATATCCTAGGTTATTTACCTTATGGTGGAGCGTCACCTGCTGTAGGTGGCAACAATGCATGTGATGCGTGGACTCATGCCCATATGGCAAATTTGGTCACGATCACTCAGTTACCCCATGTAGAGATAGATCTTGCAACAGAGACTTCGGTTAAGTTGCGTATACCCTATCAGTCAGTGTGGAATTTTTATTCCACACTTGATAATGATTTCGATGAGATTGGTTTAGTATTTATTGTTCCTTATGTTGCATTGATACCCGGGTCATCTGACAGTACCTGTCAAATTAGTGTGTACTCCTACATGGAGAATATCACAATTTCAGGTAATGTTATTTCCCAATCCGGAAGGATTAGCAAAGAGGTTATTGCTGCGTCGCATGGTGTTATATCCGGTGTAGCAGAGAAAGTTTCGCGTACAGCGTCGATTTTTGGTTCAATACCCTTGCTTGCACCTGTGTGCTCGACCGTGTCGTGGGTGGCTGGTTTGGTTGCGAGTGCGGCGAAAGTGTGGGGTTTTTCGAAACCTCACAGTGCAGAACTAGCGTCTCTGCACACACGAAAAGCCATTACAAATATGGCTAATGCTGACGGTTCCTTTACTGGACATAGTCTTGGGATGTCAACAACAAATGAAGTAGCGGTTCATTCTGGAGTTTCGAGAACGAACGTGGATGAGATGAGTATTGATTTTATCAAGAAAGTTCCTGCGTATTGTTCAACTACAGCCTGGCCAACAACTTCAACAACAGGTACGCTCCTGTTGACTTTATATCAGAGTCCGAACGCTAATAATGTCGCATATGGTCATGGAATAACGGTTCAACCCGTTTCATTCCTTTCGCAATTGTTCAATCAGTGGAAGGGTTCGTTTGTTTATCGGTTCAAATTTGTAAAAACCGAATTTCATTCAGGTCGTTTAGTCATTGCACATTTACCTGTCGATGCAACTGTCGTTAGTCCGCCGAGTCTTACTTTGGCACAAACTGACAACTTGTATCGTGAAATTGTAGATATCCGTGATACCAATGAGTTTGATTTCAAGGTTCCTTATGTAAATAATTGTCCTTGGGCAGAGACTGTGGATGTGCCTGGATTCATCTATGTGTTCGTTTTGAACGAGTTAGTTGCACCAAGTGTTGTTTCAAATTCAGTTCCGATGATTGTAGAATTTTTGGGTGGAGATGATTTAGAATTTTCAGTTCCTATTACTTCCCTTACAAATTATGATGTGTATTTTCCTTATTCATCGCAATCTGGTACTATTGCA